TTTGATTAGAAGTTTTATTAAGATCATCATAAACATAGTCTTCAACTAAACAATCCATTGATTCTAGTTTACCAGTAAATCTAAAGAAACCATTTTCTGACATCCAGTAAGCAGCACCATCAACTTCTACGGCTGCATTTTTTCCAATCAAACCACAGTTGGTTCCTACTTGCTCAAAGGCAAAAGTAAAAGGTTGACCTACAAAACGCATAGTGAATAATGAGGTATCCGACCAAACATAAATTGTATTTCTACCTAACTTAGCTCCTATGATCCGTGATCCGGCAGCCAGTCTTTGTGTACCAGCTGTATTGGTTGCTGTAGGCGTCCAAGTGGTTAATGACTCTTGAGAAGAGAATCTTATAAACATATCGTCCTGTGTATCGGTATTACCAATTGTCGTTTCTGTTCCAAATAAAACTAAGTGACGATCGGGTGTTGATACAATCATATCCCTAGATGCAGTTGGTGCACCAGATATAATAGTGGCTCTTGTTGCTGTTGCATTAGTTGAATCTGAATCCCATTCAAAGACAGATCCATTACAAATTAAAGCAACTAACGTTGTACCTAAATTATCTAAAGACCATAATCCTGGTTCTGCAACTTTATCAGTTGACGCTGCAGCTTGACCCCATGCAGCATAGTCACTGAAGTTTGTAACAGTTGCCCCATCTGAATGAGCAGCTCTTGTTGTTCCTCTAACTGCTCTTGTAATTCCTGTTAAAGTTGTGCTTCCTGAAACTCCGGTATAAGAAATTTCTTCGGTACCAACTTGAATATAATTTGTTCCTGTTGTTGGAAACCCTGTGACAGAATCTAAAACAATACTTGTTCCTGATCCTCCAGTTCCATAAACATCATCTCCTAAAGCTCCGTTTAAAGTATTGGTTTGAGGGTTGGTAACTGTACCACCAAACTGAGATATACCCCATCCATATACACCAACTTGATCAGCTGGACCAACGTGGTAGTATCTATAATAAGTTATGCCTCCAGAAGTTGTGGCTCCTGAGTCAGTTTCAGTAGCTCCCGCATTAATAGTAATAGTTGTATTAGTGGGTGCAGATAACACCATAAATTTTTTATCGCAAAAAGTATTAGCATCAAAAACCGAATCAGTAATAGCACTAAAAGTAGAGCTATCACCAAATAAAATTATATCTCCCGCAACCATACCATGAGCGGAACTAAAAGTTATTGTAACAGTTGTATCTCCATTAGTAGTAGTAAACGCACTGGTAATTGCTGTGCCCGATGGATTAACTAAAGGATGAATATCATAATAAACTCCTCCAGAATAAACATATAAAATTCTATTAGTACCTAAGATAGAGTACTTAACACCATCTTTATTAACCATTTGATGAATGGCTCGTGTAGGACCTGTTAGTTTTTTATCTCCAAGGGAAGACCAGCCACCTACTTTTTCAGGTGTACCATATCTAAAACGGACGTTTTCTCCACCCGTCCACATGGCTTCTGCTCCTGTAGGAGTAAGTTGTTTATTAAATCCGGGTAAAAATCCTATCTTTTGTAGCATAAGAATCCATTATATAAGGTTTTATAAATTTTGGTAGTATTATATTCCACTCTAGTTTCAACACTAACTCCTCTAAATTTACCTCTTTTAACTTATTCTTTTTTAAATATTTATGAAGTTCTTCAGTTTCAACAACAATAAATTGATTATCTTTTTCAAATACAATTTTGTCAGCTTTGGTTTTAAAATAACCTTTTTTTAAATCATTTTTCATGGGTCTTGTATCAAATTTAAATCTTTGATTACTATGATCTTTGATTATCCCTTCTATATCCCATAGCTCTGTTTTCTTTTGAAGATCTGTAGCGTGTGTAATATTGATCAATTTTTTACAAAAATTGGTCATTAGAGTGTTGTAGATTTATCTGGCTACCCAAGCAGAGCCATTCCAATCATAAATTGTCTGAGGGTCATTTACATCGTCTGATTTTGTTGCAATCCAACCCAAAGTATTGTCTGAATTATAAGTATCCTCATCCCAACGATAGTAATAGTGAACATCTCCATCAGATGTAATTGAAGGAGTTTCTAATGGTGCTCTCCAATCATCTTCGTTGTTTAAATACCAAGAGGCGTAAGGTTGTTCTACTAAAAATTTGTCTTTGGTTGGATGATATTGATTACCAATCCCTGCAAATCTTTTTCTAAAACTACTGCTGTAAGAAGTTTGTTTCCAAGTCCCACCAAAAAAATTTTGACACCATGTTTCTCCATCAACATGCATGTCATTTTCACCTAAAGGGCCAGCGGCTGTTTCTATATCATTTCCAACTACAACTACTCTTTTTACTATTAGCTGCGTGTCTGATGTAAATCCTGAAGGATCTACCATTGATTCTAATTCTGCAAAATGTGCCATATGCCTCCTAAATTGTAGTAATAGTTTTTTTAATTTAAAAAGTCAATATTTATTTAACGGTATAACCCTTATACCATGCAGGTAGACCTAAAAAAGGACGGGTATCAAATTCATTCTTTTTAGCTCTTTTGGAATTAGCTTTATTATAATGAAGAAATACTTGACCACAATCGGTACCCTGAAACTCTTCTCTCCAATGTTCAAGATCATATCCAGAATATATAAGCATATCTCCAGGCTTAAGATCAACTTTAATACCGGCTTGACCTTCTCCTCCTGTTGGGTCTAAATATATGGGCCATTCATCTCCCCCTAAATTTAAAGTAGCAGATACCTCACATGAATATCTATCTTTATGTCTATGCAAAACATCTCCTTTTTTATAAATTCTTGCATAAGTATAAGTAGGAGAAAGTTTAAAACCTATATGTTTTTCTATAGTAGGTTTTACTTTCTCTAACAAAGTTTCCATTACTATGTCTGCATAATGTGAATAAGTGTTAGAAAATTGAGGATCAACCCATACACCAAAATATTGTGTAAATGGAGAAATATATTTTTGATCAAATAAAAATTTAGCTACTCTTCTTTTATTTAAAAAATAAGAGTAAGAAAAATCAGCTATTTCTTTACTAATTGATTTTTTTAAAACACTATATTTATTTTTTTTAAATGACATTTAATTTTCCTTTGTTGTATGGTTTTTATATTCTTCTAAAAATGTTGTTGGAACAGCCTGACAATTCCAATGTATGAATCTAAAGGGTTCATATCCCATGTCAACACTATATTGATGAGGCAAATAAGAAGGAAAAAAAATCATTGTTCCAGGTTTTACTTTATAATGTATTTTAGAACTAGCATAAGTTATTATGTTAGTATCTTTTTCAGGCAATAAATTCATTATATTACCTTGTCTAGGATCTTCAAAAGTAGGCATGGAAGTTTTTTCACTTGCTTTTAAAAAATAAAAACCAGATATGTGTCCATTCCAATGTGTGTGTAAATCATGATGACCACCACCATTTTTAGCAAATTCTTGAACCCATAATTCACTTACAAAAACAGTATGATCTTTTAAATCAAAACCCATTTCTTCCAATAGATTATAAGCCGTTGCTCCTACATATTGCTGTAATTCTGCAAACTTAGGGTCTCCAATTAAAGTCGTTGAATGAAAAACATTTCCCATATCTCCTTTATTACCAAACTCTTTATTTCTCTTATCAATAGTTTTTTTTAAATTTTTCTTTGCAATTTTAATATAAGGATCTGAAGCTTTGTTTAAAGTTTTTACCAAACTAGGATGATGCTCTGTCCATATAGGACATTGAAAAAAATCAGTTCTAGATAATTTTAAAGGAAAATTTTTCATCTGTAAGGCAATCCTAAATTCCATACTACTAAACTATATCTTGATCCACTTTTAACAGGACAAACTCTGTGCCAAACAAAACTAGGAAAAACTACTAAAGAACCTTTAGACGACATCTCTTTACATTTTTCAAACTTGTTTTTTTTATCTGGATCAGTCTCTTTAAAATCAAATTCTAATTCACCACCTGTATAATCCTTGCCTCCTTCGGATAAAGAAAGTGTTATTGAAAGTTTTCTAATCTTACCATCAGTAGGACGATTAGGGTGATTATTGGGTTCAGGCATTTGATCATAATGCCAATCATAATATTGTCCTTTATTATATTTAGTGAATTGACATGATTCGGACCAACCCCACTCATAATTCCAACCAGCACTTTTATTAGCTTGATTTACAAAAGGATGTATTTCATTATAAATCCATCTATCGTTTAACCAAACTATGTTAGAATCTCTTTTCTTTTTTAAATCTTTAATTTGAGATTGATTTAATTTTTTTGAATTCCCATAAGCGCCAGTACTTGCCATTTGATCTTGTAAAGATTTTCCATATTTTATAATGTCGTCACAGATTCTAGGTGAAACTGCTCCTGGAAAACACCAATAATAATTTTTTAAAATCATGTCTTTATAAGACATCTATAATATAAATTAATATTAAAGTAAATATAAATTATTCTGCAGTTGAGTATGTTCCCGATACAGTAAATCTCGCTATAATATTTCCATCGGGTGCAGTGCTTACTGTATTTGTACCTGGAGTTACTGTGACTTTACAAGCTGCACATGCGGGTGCTCTTATTACTACAACACCTGATCCGCCAGTTCCTGCACAAGGTGTCGCTTGACCACCTCCGCCACCACCACCGGTATTAGCTGTTCCATCTTGCGCACTAGGGCCACCATTTCCGCCGCCTCCAGTTCCGCCGCTTCCTCTTCTTTCACATCCACCGCCGTCACCGCCGCTTCCTCCGCCGCCTCCAGCGTATGCTACGGGTGATCCTGTAATACAAGTTGTTGCTCCAGCGCCACCATTACCAGATTGTCCGGGATTGCTTCCAGTTCCACCACCGCCAGTTGCGCCTCCGCCTCCGCCGCCTCCGGCGTGAGTACCAGGAGGTCCACCACCATTTCCTGCATTATTTCCTTCGGCTGGACTATAACCTCCAGCATTTCCAGATCCGCCAGGTGCTCCAGTTGGTACTTGAGAACCACCGCCTCCAGATCCGCCTGGGCCACCAGGACTATAAGCTCCTCCTTGTGTTGGAGTATTGTGACCTCCACCGCCATAACCACCGCCAGAAGAAGATATAGTTCCTCCATTGTAAGCCATGCTTGAAGCACTACCAGCACTACCTTTCATAGTTTGTGGTGCAGATATAGCTCCTCCTGCTCCTATTGTTATTGAATAAGGGGTTCCTACTGTAATCGGGACTGATGAACATGCAGCTGCTAAAGGGGAAGCAGTATAAATTCCAGGAGTTTGACCTTCTCTAAATCCTCCAGCTCCGCCGCCGCCTGTGCCAGCGTTAATACCGCCACCGCCACCGCCGCCTCCAGCTACTACTATGTAAGAAGCATTGAAGGGTTCTAATTTTTTTGCTCCACCAGCTCCAAATCCTAATACTTGATAACCAAAACCTTTAATTTTTGGTTTAGTATTTTTATTTTTTTTAGATCCTTTGCCTATTTGATTAAAGTGATTAAGTTTATAATCCTTCATTAATTACTCCTTATGCGTCGTTAGCTAAGTCCGTAGTAAAGAATAATCTAATTCCTAATACTCTTGCATCTCCTGTAAAAGTATCACTACCATCAGCTGCATCTCTATATAATTGAAAATATGTTTGTTCTCCATCACCAGCATTAGAAATTGTTACTGCACCACTTTCTGAAGTAATTTGTTGGTCTTCAACTGTTCCTATACCAGCATCTGTAACTTCTGCTGCTGTTCCATAAGCAACGTCAATAGTATCACTATCTCCACAAGATACTCCTTGTAATCCAAAGATAGCATTTCCTGTGTTAGTAGTAGCAGGTGTCCAATAAACTTGATATGTTACTGTTCCTGCATTCCATGATTTAGGGAAAGCAACTGAAAATTGTGCGTATTCAGCTGTACTTGCATCAAAATCTAAAACGTTCATATCAGGTCTTGTTGCTGTTGTTTCAACTTGTTGTGCATCAGCACCATTAGTTGATGCTCCATACATCGCAGAAGCTGGAACCCACATAGTTTCTTTTCCTGCAATTTTAACTGCAGCAACTGTTCCACCAGCGTCTTCAGCTTTAATAACTCCAGTTCCTTTTGTTACGAAAGAAATACCTACATTTGAATCATCTCCTGTTGCACTAATAATAGGGTCATTACCTGTTGCTGCATTAGCTAATGTAATTTCATTAACTGCAGAACTTGTAGCCGTTAAAAGAGCTAATTGAAGCCCATTAGTATCTAAAATAGAAGTTCCTATTTTAGGAGATGTTAAAGTTTTGTTTGTTAAAGTTTGTGTACCAGCAGTAGTAACAAATCCTAAATCAACTATATTTGGATTAGATCCTGATCCTGTACCATAAACTATTTTAGAAGATGTATCGCCACCTGTAAATGCAACACTAGATCCTGTACCACTCACATATTTAAATGTGACTGCTTGTGATCCTGTTGTAGAATTTTTAAGAACATACATTTGTTGTACGTCAATTGGAATAGTTACGTTTCTAGCACCTGTAAGTGCACCTGTTAATTCAACTACTCTATGAGCAAGAGTTGCTCCTGTTGATCCGTCTGATACTGAAAGATCTGTATCTCCAGAATCAGATACTGCTTGCGTAGTATAACCACCAGTAAATTGTTCAATAATTTCTAAGTTTGTATTGGTTTTTGTACCCCATGTACCGGCATTCTCACCGGTTGCCATTTTTTCAACACCTAAAGGTGTGTATGTTGAAGCCATAATTTATCTCCTGCTTAAGTTGTTATTTTTAATTTGTTTTATACATAATGTCAACATCATATATTATTATTATGGTGTTGTAACTTTACTCCAACTACCCCCTTGTGTAGCTGTTCTTTTACTATAACTACCACCTTGTGTTGGAGTTACTTTTTTCCATGCTATTGGACCCGCAACCTGTCCTACACTAATTGTAGCAGAAAGACCAGTTAATCCTACAGTCATCGCTGTTGGTGAAATAGAGCCAACTCCACTAGTTAAAGCAGATGAAGATAATCCTACAGCCATATCAGGCGGTGTAATAGCTCCTACTCCAGAAGTTGCACCTACTCCCACTACATCAACTAATTCCACTGAAGCTATTGTGATAGATCCTACAGAAACAGTAGAATCTAGTCCTGTTAATCCCATTACATCTGCTGGTGTAATAGCACCTACAGAAGCAGTAGCTCCTTGACCTGTTAAGCCAATATTCATTTCTGATGGTGCAGTAAGTGATCCTAAAGAAACTGTTGCACTTACTCCACTTAATGAAACAGTTGGTGATAATATAATTGTTGGTTCGCCTACACTTGAAGTAGCACCCACTCCTGTTAATCCCATTACATCTGCTGGTGATAAATAATACTCACCACCCCAACCAGTTGATTCAGATCCCCAAGTTTGATAACCAAAACTTACGTTTGGAAGATCTGCTGTAAGACCATCAGGAGCTGTTAAAGTAACTGTTGCAGTATTTTCTCCCCAATCATTATCTCCCCATGCATTACGTCCCCAACCATCAGTTGCCTGTGCATATGCTAATTCTCCTAAAGAAGCAGTTAAACCTATACCAGTTAATGTAACGACAGGACTATAACTGTCTCCCCAAGGTTCTTCACCATATTCCGATCTACCCCAGCCTTGTGCTGATGAAGCAACGGGTTCACCTACTGAAGCAGTAACTGAAAGTCCTGTTAAAGTAATAGCGAATCCACTTTCACCCCAATTTTCAGTTCCATAAGAATCTGATCCCCAACCTTGTTCAGGAAAAGCACTTAACTCTCCAACGGAAGAAGTTAAACCTAAACCAGTTAAAGATTCCTCAACTTCGTTTTGAGCTCCCCATGAATTTATATTCCATGCACGCATTCCGTAAGACGCGGCTGCTGGAGTATTTACTTGACCTCCCATATTAGAGGTAGTGGTATCAAAATAATAAAGAGGATCAGGTGCAGCTGGTTGTTCTCCACCGTCTGCTACTTGAATTTGAAGATAAGCGCCGGAATTTCCAGGTGTTCCTGAAGTATCAACTCCGGTTGTATAAATAGAACCACCTGAATGTGTGCCATCACTTGTTGATGAAAGTCTAAAAACATAGTCCTCATTAGAACTATCAGAAAGGTCAAATTTATATAGACCACCTTCTGCTATATTTATGGTTGGTTGTTGAACACTATCAATGAAATATTTACCACCACTAACCGTGACGGTGAATGTTCTTACGTAGGCCATAAGGACTTACCTCCTTATGCTATTCGAATTATCGCTGTAGTTGCCGCTGCTGCTGGAAATTGAACTGTGAAAGTTCCACTTGATACAGTTTTATCACCACCGAATGCTACCGCACAAACTGCTGCGTCTGTAGAATGTGAATCATTAAAAATCAAACATCCATTAGCTGTAAAAGAAGCTGATGTCCAAGAGACATCTGCAAAATCACAAACTGCAGTTGATGAATCTAATGTTGGTGTAACACTTGTTAATGCTTTTCCTTTAGCTGAATAAGCAGTTCCCGAAGTATTTGTTATTT